CCCGTGCCCGTGGTAACGCCGAAGTTCAAGGACCGTCGCAGGCTTTATCAGACCGCATCCGAGCTTCTGGAGCGCGTCAGCATTGTTTCGTTCGATCTGTCCAACATTGACGAGACGATGCGGCTCATTCGTGACGATCTGGCTATCCAGGCCAGAGGTGTCGCATGGGTGCGCTACGAGACGAAGGGCGACAAGAAGGGCTATTCGGACAAGGTCTGCTACGAGCATGTGGACCGCAAGGATTTCCTGCACGATCCGGCCCGCAAGTGGTCCGAGGTCGGCTGGGTCGCCAAGCGCGGCTATCTGACCGAGGATGAGTTCGAGGACCGTTTCGGGGAAGACCTGGCAAAGCGGGCCGCATTCAACATCCAGAAGGACGACAAGAAGCGCGGCGCGGCCAATGCGGTCGAAAAGGCCGAAGTATGGGAAATCTGGTCGAAGACCGAAAACAAGGTCGTATGGGTCACGGAGGGCATCGAACAGACGCTTGACGAGGTGCCTCCGCATCTGAAGCTGGACGGCTTCTTCCCGTGCCCCAAGCCTGCCTATGCCACGACACAGCGCCGGTCGCTCATTCCCGTGCCGGACATGCTGTATTACAAGGACCAGCTTGAGGAGGTGAACGAACTCACGGCGCGCATCCATGCGCTGTCCGAGGCGATCAAGGTCAAGGGCTTCTATCCCGGCGGGGGCGAGATCGGCGAGGCGATCGAAGCGGCTGTCCAGATCAACGACAACCGCAAGATGATGGTCCCGATCTCGAATTGGGCCGCGTTCGGCTCGGGTGGCGACACGATCATCTGGTTGCCGATCGACATCATCTCGACCACGGTTGCCCAGCTTGTCGAGCTTCGCCGGCAGGTGATTGACGACGTGTATCAGATCATGGGCCTGTCTGACATCATGCGCGGTTCGACGGAGAAAGACGAGACCGCGACGGCGCAGAACCTGAAAGCCCAGTATGGTTCGGTTCGCATCAGGGACAAGCAAGCCGAACTGGTCCGCATCGCCCGCGACATGGTTCGCATCGGCGCCGAGATCATGGCCGAGGAGTTCGATGAGAAAACCCTGATCGAGATGGCGCAGATGGAAATCCCGTCTGAGCAGGACATCGCCAAGCAGGTCGCGGGCATCGAAAAGCAGGCCGAACAGGAATTCCAGCAGAAGCTTCAGGAGGCGCTGGCCGACCCGAAGATGGTTGAGCAGGCCCAGGCCAATCCGCAGCAGGCGGAACAGATGGCGCAGAAGGTCCAGCAGGAGATCGTCCAGAAGGCGCAGCAGCAGATCGCCAAGTTGGGCGAGACGCCGACGCGCGAACAGGTGATGAAGTTCCTCAAGGACGAAAAGACCCGTCCTTTCGTGCTGGATATCGAGACGGATTCGACCATCCAGCCCGACGAACAGGCAGAGAAGGAAGCCCGCACCGAGTTCACGACGGCGCTGGGCGGGACGATGCAGCAGTTTGCCCCGCTGATCGGCGTTCCGGGATTTGCCCCGCTCGTGGGTGAGATCCTGAAGTTCGCGCTGGCGCCGTTCCGAGCCGGTCGCGAGCTGGAGGGCAAGATTGACGAGGCCGTCGAGCAGATGAGCGCGATGGCATCGCAGCCGCAGCCCAATCCAGAGGCCGAGAAGGCACATGCCGAGATGCAGATGAAGCAGCAGGAGCTTCAGGCCAAGCAGCAGATCGAACAGGCCAAGATGGCGGCCGACGCCAAGGCGCAGGAGCAGGACGCTCAGTTCAAGGCGCAGGAGAACGAGGCCAAGATGGCCATGCTCCAGGCACAGATGGAGCGTGATCGCCAGAAGGGCGAACTGGAGATGGCCAAGCTCCAGATGGAATTGCAGGCCAAGGAAGCCGAGTTGCAGATCAAGCGTGAAAGCGCACAGATCGACGCGCAGGCCAAGCAGCAGCAGGCGGCAATCCAGACCTCAAGCGCGGTCCAGCAGGCCGAGATCAAGAACCGTCAGGCCGAACAGCAGGCCCAACACAATGAACAGGCCTTCGCGCAGAAGTCGGCCTTGAACGAACAGGCGGCGGCAATGAAGGGGCAGGCCAATGGTCAAGGGTAGGCCGGTCGTTCTGACCGACAACGGAGCGCCGGTCACGCCGGTCAATGGCTATGGCGAGCCTGTCACCATTGTGGGCGGGGATACGTTCGCTGTGGTGCAGGATGCGCAAGCTTCTCAAATCGACGTGACGGGCACCTATGTCGACACCGTGACATTCACGGTTGCTGGCGGCGTCATCACGGCAATCGTCCTAAGCTGAGGAACCGGATATGGCACTCACCCTTTCGCAGAAGCTTTCCAATCTCGGCATGGCCTACCCGCAGGTGAAGGAACTCGCCTCGCAGATCGCCGCCGAGACGGGCAATGAAAAGCGCCTCGTGGCAATCGGCTTTCCAGGCGCACAGGCAAAGGAGCTTGTGTCGCAGATCACGCTCGGCGCTACGCCCCCGGCCAATCCTGAAAACCGCCTGTCATATGTCGGCATCCCGCACGAAGCGGCGAAGGTGATCGTCGCAGGCATCGCAGCGGCATCGGCATGACCTACGCATGGCATGACATCGGCGACGGCCGGCAGGTCTATCGCCGTGTTCACGAAGACACGGGCAAGCGTTCCGATCTTCCGATGCCGATGGTCATAGGCGACCACATGTCGGCAACCGAGCATCCCTGCGACGGGAAGATATACGAGTCCAAGTCTGCGTTTCGCCGCGTGACGCGGCAGAATGGCTGCATTGAAGTGGGGAACGATCCCCAGCGGTTCCGCAAGCCGAAGCGGCCGCGCACAGACCGGATGGCGATCCGGGAAACGGTGGCGAAGGCCATCAATCGCGTCAAGAACGGCTAGACGCACCCGCACTTCCTCAGACGAAGAGAACATCCATGACCGACGACATCCTCGCCGGCGGCGTTGACGCGCCCGCCGAACCCCTTGGCGCAATCATCGATCCCGAACAGGTCCGCACGCCCGCCCCGTTGGGTAACCAGACGCCTGTGGCAGACAAGCCCGAACCCGCTCCCAAGCCGGAAGCGAAACTGTCCGCCTCCGAGGCCATCAAGCGCGCCCAGGAACAGGTCAACGCCAGGGAAGCGGCCAAGGCGAAGGAAAAGCCCGCTGAGAAGCCGGTTGCGGAGGCCAAGCCCGTCGAGCGCGACCCGTCCGGCAAGTTCGTCCCGAAACAGGCTCCAGAAGGCGCACAGCAGGCCGCAGAGGCACCGCAGAAGCCCGTTGACGCCTCGCCGCACCGTGAAGCCCCGTCGCGCTTCTCGCCCGATGCCAAGGCCGCATGGGAGACGGCACCCGACCCGGTGAAGGCCGAAGTCCATCGCGCCATTCGTGAGCTTGAGGCCGGGCATCAGAAATACAAGGCCGACGCGGAGAATTACGATAAGGTCCGTCAATACGACGAGTTGGCCCGCCAGAACGGCGGCGACCTCGCCCAGTCGCTCCAGAAGGTGCGCGATTTCGAGGAGACATTCGCTCGCGACCCGATGCAGGGCTTCCAGAAGGTCGCGGATCACTTCGGCATTTCGCTTCACGCGGTCGCCGCCCACATCCTCAATCAGCATCCCGACGAAGCCCGCTACGGGCAGGACCAGACCATCGCCACGCTGAAGCAGGAACTGGCCACGCTGAAGCAGGAATTGACCGGCCTGAAGCCGATCGTCCAGGAATACAAGACGAGTTCGGACGAACGCACTCTCGCGGAATGGGCGGCTGACAAGCCCCATTTCGAGGATCTGAGGGCGGAAGTCACGGCCTACGTCAAACAGGGATACGATCCCGACTCCGCCTATCATCAGGCAGTCGCGGACGTTGAGGAACGCGCCCGCAAGTTCGGGTTCGCTCCGGCTAACCAAGCGGCCTCATCCGCCGCACCCCAGCCCAAGCCGCTCAACCCGGCCGGGCAGAAATCCATCACAGGCGCACCGGCAAACGGCTCAAACCCGTCAGCCAAGAAAACGCCTCCTCCGTCAATCCGTGAAGCCCTCCGCCGCGCCGCAGCGCAGGTCGGCTAGAAGGAAACCTGAAAATGGCTATCAACACCGTAGCTGCCTATCAGCAGGTGCTTTCGACGGCGCTGGAAATGCGTTCCTCCGCCATCGAAGACCTCGTGTCCAACTCCAACCCCGTGCTTGCCGTCCTGAAGCGCAAGGGCCTGTGGAAGACCTACTCCGGTCCCCGCATCCGCCAGACGCTCCAGATCGACAAGACCCAGGCCCAGTGGTATTCGGGCTATGACTTCCTCGATAATCCGCCCGTTGAGCTGTTCAACGATGCGTATTGGACCCCGAAGATGGTCGCGGTTCCCATCACCCTCACGATGGAGGAAATCCTCAACAACGAGGGTGAGAACCAGATCCACGACATCCTCGAATCCTACATGTCGGCGGCGGAAAACTCGCTCACCGACGCGATGGACGAGGCCCTGCATTCGGACGGCACCGGCGACGGTGGCAAGCAGCTCACCGGCCTTGCCGGCGCTGTTCCGATCGCTCCGGCCACGGCGGGCACCTATGGCGGCATCGACCGCAATACGTATGCCCTGTGGCGCACCACGACCTACGACGCCGATACCGGGTTCACCGACATCGGCACGCAGGTTGATTCCACGACGATCCGCCCGATGCTCTCGCGCATCTTCTCGGAGCGTTCGCGCAATCGCCGTGGCGCCGATCTGCTGGTCATGTCGGAACAGCACTACTGGGCCTACGACGCGGCAACCACGGCCATCCAGCGCATCCAGCGCGAAGGTAGCCTTGCCTCGCTCGGCTTCTCGTCCATCGAGTATGTCGGCGGCGGTCGCCGTGCCGAGATCGTGCTTGCCTCGGGCCTGAACAACAACATGCCCGACGACACGACCTACGGTCTGGAGACGGACAGCCTGGCTCTCCGCTACAACCCGAACCGCAACTTCGACAAGCTGTTCGAAGGCGACGGGCAGAAGCCGATCAACCAGGATGCCATCGCGCAGTATATCGGCTGGATGGGCGAACTGACGCTCATCAATCCGCTGTTCACGTGGCGATTCTACGACTCCGACACCGCGTCGTGATGAGTGAGGCGGGCTACGGCCCGCTTCCTTTTCCCTCCATCTTCAAAGGATCATGACATGACCTTCCGTCCTATCTCCGTAGGGCAGGGCTATCCTGCCATTGGCGAAGTCGTTGCCGACGACGCCTACAACGATGTGACGCCGCTCGGCACGATCATCACCGCCGTCGACCCGACCTATGGGGCCGGCGAATTCATCTACCTGAAGGGTGTGGCGTCGACCGCAGTCGGAACGTGGGTGACCTACAATGGCGACGACTTCTCGACGGCCCGTCTCGCTGCCAATGCCATCGGCCCGGTTGCCGTGGCAATGGGTGCGACCGTCGCCAATACGAAGGGCTGGTATCAGATCAGCGGCAAGGCCGTGGGTCTGGCGCTCGCCGGCTATCTCGACAATGCCCTCGTCTATGCAACGGCCACCGCCGGTTCGGTGGATGACACCGTTGTGGCGGGCGACCGCGTGAAGAACGCTCTCGGCGCCTCCGCCGTGGACACGCCCTCGACCGGCTTTGCCGAGTTCGAGATTCAGCGTCCGTGGATGGATGACGCGACCGCCGCGTAACGACAACGGGGGAGGGCTTTCGGGCTCTCCCCTTTCCTTTTGCACCGTCTCAGAAACGAAGGAATATCCCTATGGCACGCCCCGACAATGACAGTCTGATCACGCCGGTCTTCAAGACCATCGCCGTCCTCAACGAGGCCGAGACGAAGAAGGCAGGACGCCCGATTTACGAGGATGTGGAGATGGTAGAGGTCCGCATTGCGGCCGACCGGAACTATATCCCGACATTCCCCGCCCTTTCGATGTGGAAGAAGGTTGACGGCAAGCCCGTCTCCTACGCCGAACGCTGGGCCGCGCAGTATCGTGCCTTCAAGGAAGGTCACCAGCAGCGCGCATCCGGCACGCCACTGGAGGAACTGCCCTTCCTCACCAATGCCAAGCGCGCCGAACTGCGTGCGCTTTCGATCTACAGCGCCGAAACGCTGGCCGCGCTCGACGGCAAGAACCTGAAGACGCTCGGCATCGGCGGGCGCGAGTTGAAGGACCAGGCGCAGGCCTATCTCGACAACGCCAAGGGGTCGGCCGACGTGACGCGCCTTGCCGCCGACAATGCCTCGCTTCACGCGCAGGTGGAAGAGATGCGCCGGCAGATGCTCGCGTTGCAGTCCGGTCGCGTGTCCGACGAGGAAAGCGACGACGAACTGAAGGCCCGCATCAAGGAACTCACCGGCTCGGCACCGCGCGGCACGCCTTCACGTGAAACACTGCTCCGCATGGTCGCGGAAGCGGAACAGAGTGAGGCTGCGTAAGTGACCGTCCTCTCGGCACTCCAGTCGGCGGCGCTGCGCCTTAACGGCACGCGCCCGTCGACCATATTCTCGGCGACGGACACGTTCGAGATGGAACTTGCCGACCTCGCCAATGAGGTCGCGCAGGACATCGCGAAGTCGCACGACTGGCAGGTGCTGACGAAGGTTGCGACCTTCACGGGCGACGGGACCACGACTGACTTCGCCCCGCCGACCGATTACGACCGGATGCTGATCAAGTCCGACCTTATCGATACGGCCTCGTTTGCATGGGGCTACAGCCGCATCCGCGACGTGAACGAATGGCTGCTTCTGACCCAGGAAGGGTTCGAGGCAACGCCCGGCTCGTGGATCTTGTTCGGCGGGCTGTTCCAGTTCGTCCCGGCACCCGCTGCGGCGTCCACGACCAAATTCCCCTACATCTCGAAGAACATCGTGACGCCCTCGCAAGGCACGGACGAAACCCAGTTCATCCGCGACGGCGACACGTTCAAGCTTTCCGAGCGGCTTTTGACGCTGGGCGTGATCTGGCGCTGGCGGGAACAGAAGAAGCTCGACGTGACCGGCGAACAGGCGGCGTTCGAAAAGGCGTTTGCCGAGATTTCAGGACGGGACAAGGGGTCGCGCATCCTGTTCACCGGCCCGGCCCGCTTCCCCGCGTCTGTCTCGAATGCCTATCCCGGAACCTTGGGGGCGTAAATGTATGCACGCCGCGCGGCGCAGCCTCGCCCCCGCAGTTCGATCCTCAAGGGCTTCCCCGCCCCTGTGGGCGGATGGGTAGCGAACCGCAACCTGGCACAGCCCGCAGGCAACGGACTGCCGCAGGGTGCCGCCGTTCTGGACAACTATTTCCCGCTCGCCACGAGCGTCATCCTGCGCCGGGGTTCGGAACTTTACGCCACGCTAAACGATGCGACGGAAGACGTGTTGTCCGCGTTTTCCTACAATGTCGGGACGAACAAGCACCTGTTTGCCGCTACGGCGGCTGCGATCTACGATATCACGACGGTCGTCTATGCCGAGGGTGCTACCATTGGCGACGGGCTGGGTGATGAACTTGGCAACGGCTTGGGCGATGTTCTTGGCATCACGGATGTCGCGAGTTCCGTTCCCGTCTATTCCAACCTGACCGGTGGCGATTGGGTTGTGGTGCAATTCGCCACGACGGGCGGAACCTATCTTATCGGTGTCAATGGCGAGGATGACGGGTTCATCTACGACGGCACGACGTTCTATCCCAATGTCGCTGGGGGGATATGGGGTCTTGATTATGACGGGGGAACGGGTGCCTTCACGGTAGGTCAGACGGTCACGGGCACCACGTCGGCCGCAACCGGCGTTATCGTCAAGATCGTCGGCGATACGACATCGGGCAAGCTTTGGCTGAAGACGCAGACCGGCGTTTTCCAGGACAATGAGGCGATTACGGACCCCGTAACGGGTGCAGCGCTTGCGAATGGGACGGAGGCTTCGCTTTCGCCCGGCGTGACCTTCTCGGGTGCGCTCACCTCTGCGGACATGTCCTATGTGTGGGTCTACCAAAACCGGCTGTTTTTCATCCAGAAGAACAGCTTGACCGGGCACTACATGGACGATGTAGACGTGATCGGTGGCGCCGCCACGGCGTTCCCTCTCGGCGGCACGTTCGGGCTAGGAGGGTCGCTGCTATTCGGGCAGGCATGGTCGCTGGACAGCGGTGCATCCGGCGGGTTGTCGGAGCAGTGCATCTTCACCACGACGGAAGGCGAGGTCGCGGTATTCCAGGGATCTGACCCGGATGTTGCGGCCGATTGGGGAAAGGTCGGCGTCTACAAGATCGGCAAGCCGCTGGGCCACAAGGCATTCATTCGGGCGGGTGGTGATCTGGTTATTGCAACGTCGATTGGCGCTGTTCCTCTCTCTCAGGCCATTCAACGCGATCTTGCGGCGTTGTCGCCGTCGGCCGTGTCCTACCAGATCGAAGAGGCATGGAACGAGGCGGTTGACCGTCGCGGGCTGACAGGATGGTTCTGCAAGATATGGGCAGAATCGCAGATGGTGCTGGTCGTCCCGCCGACGATTGGTGATGAAACGCCTGTCGTGTTCGTGGTCAATGCCCGAACCGGCGCATGGGCACGCTTCACCGGCTGGCACGCGCACTGCATGGAAGTGTTCAACGGTGAACTCTACTACGGATCTGCCAATGGCAAGGTCGTCAAGGGCGGCATCGGCGGCACCGATCAGGGCGACACTTACACAGGCGTTTATGCCCCGCTGTTTGAGGATTTCGAGAACCCAGCCGCATTGAAGCTTCCCCAACTTGCCCGACTGGTGTTGCGGGGTTTGACAAGCCTCAATTCGAGCATTTCAGCCAAGTTTGACTTTGACCTTACCGTTCCGACCGCCCCGCAGGCAACGCCAGTTCCAGTCGGTTCAGAGTGGGGCGTGGG